CCGAAAGGCATTGTGTGGCCGCATGAGAGGTGTCACACGCAAACGTCCGAGGTGTGTGCGCCCATATGCGAGGCAAAATACCCTTTTCAAGGGTGTCAAAACCCAGCAAAATCAGGGTCTTAGCACCGATCAAGGCGCGTATGTGCCACAGACGCAGGATCGCACACGGGGGGGCGGGGGGTATGCCGCCGGAGGGTCGCGCGTATGTTGAGTCACCTCCCCACCCCCGCGAGTAATCGGAGCAAATTTTGGAAACGTCCAAGGGAAGAGTGGAGATAACGTGCAGGGTTTGCGGAAAAACTTTCGAGACTAAGAAGTTTCACGCAGACAGACGCAGGTTTTGCTCCATGTCGTGCAGAAAAGCAGACAAACAGGTGAGAAACATGACAGCCATAGCCAAAAAGGCAGAAGAAACCCGACTAACCCCGCAGCAATCGTCACAGATACGCGGAGAAATCGCCAACTACGTCAAAGACCAGCTCCACCTGGCTAATGCCGTAGTCGCTGGCGCAATAGACTGGAACCCGACCCAAGCCCGCGTCTTCGGTATGCTCTTGAACAAGGTTGTCCCAGACCTGAACGCCAGTTTCCACCAGCACGAACACGAAGTTAAGCAGCTCACAGACTTATCACGCTCTGAGCTGGAGGCTATCGCCCAAGGCGTAGCAACAATAGACGTGGAGTCCCATGAGGACGAAGCAGAGCAGGCCGGAAAGATGGCCTATGGAAACCTAATCATCGAGGAGAACCCACCCCATGACAGTAACCAATAAACAGAAGGACGCTTTGCCCGCAGACCTTACGCTGCACGAACTCGGCAAGGCCATGTCACAAGTCGACCTATCCAGCGTTTCCCCACACCAGCGCGAGAAGGCCATCTTTGACCATTTCACCCGCATCATGGGCGACACGCTGGTCGATAAGGACAAAGCCAAGGAAGTAAAACTCAGCAGAAAGCTCCGTCAGCAGCTATGGGGGTAATGTCTCAGGCTCAAGTAGCCAAGTACGTCCTCGCTCTGCGCGATGCACAGGATTCCTTCCTTGGCTTCGTCAAGCTGCACTACCCCGAATGGAAGCTCGCAGACTTCCAGCTCGAACTGATCGACGTGCTCGACAAGCTAGAAAAGGACGAACTCGATACCGACAACCTCCTAATAACGATGCCGCCTCGACACGCCAAATCGACATTCGGCACAGTCCTGTTCCCCAGCTACTACATGGCCCGCAATCCAAATCGCTACACCATGTCCTGCTCCTACAACTCTCAGCTCGCCACAGACTTTGGCCGCCAAATCCGCACAGTCGTCGAAGAGAAGTGCATGACCCAAGCCTTCCCAGACTTCGGCCTCTCTAAAGACAGCCGTGCCGTCGACGTCTGGCGCACCGATCAGGGCGGCGCATACTTTGCTGTCGGCGTGGGCGGCACCACATCTGGCCGTCCCGCCAACCTCCTAATCGTAGACGACCCTGTCAAATCCCGTGAAGACGCGGAGTCCATGACCCAGCGCAACAAGACATGGAACTACTACACTTCCGCCCTCTCAACTCGTCTACAGCCAGAAGGCAACGGCTCACCGCCCAAACAAATCATTATCCTCACCCGCTGGCACCCCGACGACCTCGCTGGCCGCCTCATCGACAGCCCCGACTGGCAAGAAGGCCGTTGGACACACATCAACTTCTCAGCCATCAAGAAAGTCCACGGCCACAAAATTAGCCGCCGAGACCTGCCCAAAGACCACCCCCAATACCTAGACTCTGGCGAATTGCACAAGGTCGCCCCAGCCAAGCGCAAAATTCATTCAGAAGAAGAAGCCCCACTTTGGCCGGAACGCTTCCCGCTCGACGAACTCAAACGCCGCCAACGTCTCAACCCCCGCGAGTTTGCCTCCCTCTATCAACAGCAACCCTACGTCGAAGGCGGTAACATCATCAAAACAGAATGGTGGCGCAAATACCCTGCCGACCTTTCGCCCGAAAACTTCGTGACCCTCGTCATCGGTGTCGACACCGCCTTCAAAAAAACAGAGACCGCCGACTACTCCGTGGCCGTGGTCGCTGGCATAGACAGGAACGGCGACATCTACATCGTCGACGTCATGCGCGGCAAGTACGACTTCCCCGAACTCAAACAACGCCTCATCCGCCTCAACAGCAAGTGGCGCGGCAAAGGCTTACGAGCCATGTACATCGAGGACAAAGCATCTGGCCAGTCACTCCTACAAGAACTCAAGCGCGAGTCTGGCATGTCCCTGATCCCCTACAAGGTCGTCCACGACAAGGTTGCCCGCGTAAACGCGATCCTCCCTCTCATCGAGGGAGGCCGCGTCTTCATACCCGAACAGTCACAATGGCTCGACGACTTCATTGACGAAGCCGTCTCGTTCCCATCTGGACGACACGACGACCAAGTCGACGCTATGACAATAGCCGTAGACGTACTGTCCAGAACATCAATCTCACCCGAAGCGTGGATGCTCCATACAGACACATCACAGTCTCTCAACAACATAGAGACCAAAACATTCGGCAAGTCTCTCAGAGAAGCCTTTAACAAGTCCGCTCCCAAGTGGAGCGGCTGGGGCATGTGAGGACGACCACTCACCCTAACGAAGGTATCTTTCTACTATGAGTGCAACAGGCCCAAACTATCGCAACGCGGAATACGGAACAGCCCCCAATGACGGTGTAGTTGTTGACCTATCCGAGTATGCAGAGCGTCTCGTCAATTACGAAGACATTTCGCACCTCCTGAACGAAGAGCAGGAGCGACGCATCGTTGACTACGTCAAATCAATGGTCGACATGTCTTACTACAAAATCCGTGGCCGTTACGACCATTGGAAAGAGGCAGACCGCGCACACGACGTCTACGTCCCCGCAGGAACCACAGACTTCCGCGAGAAGGCAGTCATCGCCGACACCCGTGCAATCGCAGACACAGTCCTCACCTACCTCATGGCCGCCCTTGGTGGCCGGAACCCAATGTTCCAGCTCGAAGGACTCAACCGCAAATCGCGCAACGCCTCGATGATCCTCGAACGCGTCCTTCATCAGCAGATGCGCCGTACAGCAGGCGAAGCCCGCCTCGCACAACTCCTCCTCGACAGTATCCGCTACGGCTTCGCACCAACCAAAGTCGTCTGGGACGGCAAATCCAACCAGAACCAGATCGTCAACTTCGATCCACGCCGCTGCTTCCCTGATCCCCGCGTCAACTTCGGCGACTGGGAGAACATGCAGTACATAGCTTTCGCAGACTACGTCAGCTACAACTCGCTCCTCTACTCTGGCTTATACCCCAAGCTCCGCATGTTCCCAGCCCTGCGCCACAAGGCCAGTCCGCCCCGCAACTCATGGAACGCGCACCACTTCCACAAGGAAGACTTGCGCGGCCTCTCCATCGACCCAGCAACCGCACACCAGCGCGAACGCTCAGACCACGCCTACTTTACACTTGGCGATGCACGAGTAGTTGACGAGGCATGGGTACGCCTATCTGGCCACGAGATCGGCATCCCGACAATCGACCAAATCTTCCTTGTCGTAACAATCCTCGACGAGAACGTGGTCATCCGCTTCCAACTCAATCCATACGGCCAGCAGATGCCAGCCGTCATTGGTGGCCTCTACCAAGACGCACACAAAACATATGGTCAATCACTCTACGACCTGATCCTGCCGATGCACGACATCGCCACCTACCTGATGCGCTCACGCATCGACAACATCTCGGCAGCCCTCAACAACCTTATCTTCGTCGACCCAACGCAAGTCAGCGTCCCAGACCTCATCGACAGGAACCCATACGGCGTTGTACGCACCCTCCCTGGCTCGAAGCCAGGTGACGGCGTCTTCATCGCCCAAGTTCCAGACGTAACGCGCGGCCACTTTCAAGACATCTCTGCCATGTCTGAACTCAAGCAGCGTGTCTCGGCAGCCTCAGACGCCCAGCAAGGTATGCCAACCGCAGGCGGCGTCCGCACAGCCACAGAAGTTCAACGCCTCTCACAACTCGGCTCACAACGTCTTGGCGTCCTTTCCCGTGTCCTCTCAGCCACAACCATCCGCCCGATGGTTCGCATGATGGTAGCCAACATTCAAGACAGCCTTTCACTCAGAGGCTCCATAAACATCGACGGCCAGAACATGCCCAACCAACTAAGCAGCATGGTCGAAGATGGCTACCTCGACTACGACGTCAGCAAAGACCTACAGGGTGACATCGACTACCTCGTCATCGACGGAACACTTCCACTAGAGCCCACACGCAACGCCGAAACATGGATGAACATGCTTCAGATCATGCAGAACACTGGCCTCAATATGGAATACAACGCTGGCCAGATCGCCGAAGAGGCCATCCGCGCTATGGGCATCACCGACCTAGACCGCTTCCGCGTCAACCAGAAAGACTTGGCTCAGAACGGCCCATCCCCATCCCAGCAACTGGCCATCATGGAAAAGATGCGCGGTGCTTCAGTGCAACCAGCCGAGCAAGTAGATCGTGAAGTGGAGAAGGGCAACCTGATCCCCATGAGCGAAGCGAGGAGATCAAATGGATAAACAACAAATCCTAGCCGGAAACATCGACGGCAAAATCGTTGACTATGTAGAAGAGGTCATGCGCGTCCACAACCTTGATGAGAAGGGCAAAGACGATGAGATTCTCTCTCGTATCGTCGCAATCAATGACCACATCCAGCTTCTGTCCGAGCAGCTCACAGAGCTGCGCGGCCAGATCACAGCATCCACCTCGGACGACAAGTACGCCCTCACTAAGGCAAAATTGATTCGACTGATGAAAGACATGGGATACTACTAATGGCTGAGACCCTACCCACTGGAGAACAGATACGCTTTCGCTCGGCCAACACGGGCGACCACGTTCTCGACACATATCTTGAGTCCGCAGAAATCGGAGGCCGCAGCCTCACAGACTTGCTCGACGACCTGTTTGACCCTGCGAACAACGGTACATTCCGTTCCAACAACTTCGAGTTCCGCTTCGACCCCTCTACAGACAAGATCCAGTTTCGCGTTGGTCAGTTCGCCAACAATACATCCGGCTGGTCAGACCTCACCACATTCTTCAGCATCGAAGGCACATTCAGCACCAGCACCACCTACAACAACTTCGATGTCGTCACCCTCGCGAACAAGGATGTCTACATTGTACACGGTCTCTCTAGCGGCACGACTTTCTCGTCTGAATCCAACTTCATCTCTAGCGCGAACACAGAGAAGCTCGTCGACGTATCAAACGCCCAAGACTGGGCTTCAAAGGTCAACGGCATCGTCGACTCCACAGACTACTCCTCCAAAGCCTACGCCATCGGCGGAACAGGAGTAGACACAGGGTCAGGTTCCGCAAAAGACTGGGCAATCAAAACAGGCGGCACAGTCGGCAACACCAGCGAAAACTCTGCCAAGCACCACGCTACCGCCGCCGCTTCATCTGCCTCAACTGCCACCACACAAGCCAATCTGGCGACCACAAACGGCGCGGCTCAAGTAACTCTGGCAACCGCTCAAGTCGCACTGGCAACAACTCAAGCCAACAATTCGGCGACGAGTGCCACTTCTTCGGCTACTTCAGCGACAAATAGCGCAAATTCTGCGTCTGCGGCCTCGACTTCAGAGACAAATGCCGCCGCATCTGCCGCTACAGCAACCACACAAGCTGGCCTAGCCACCTCCAATGGAGCCGCTCAAGTTGCATTAGCGACAACTCAAGCAAGCAATGCCGCATCTTCTGCGTCGGCTGCGGCTGCTTCACAGACTTCTGCTGCTGCAAGTGCTGCGGCTGCCGCGTCTGCGTTCGATAATTTTGATGACGACTACCTGGGCAGCAAAACCAGCGATCCATCAACCGACAACGACGGCGACGCTCTGGCAACTGGTGCATTGTACTTTAACAGCACCGCCAACGAGATGCGTGTTTACGATGGCGCAAACTGGATCGCGGCCTCGTCTGCTGGCACTGCATCGTTACTCATTTACAAGTACACAGCCACATCAAACCAGACCACCTTCAGCGGATCAGACGACGCGTCAAACGCACTCAGTTACTCTGCGGATAACCTTATTATCACATTAAATGGTGTAGTCCTCGAACTCGGCACAGACGTAACTGCAACAAACGGCACATCAGTCGTCTTGGCGTCTGGCGCGGCAGCCAACGACGAACTCAACATCTACGCCTTCAAGTCATTCACCACCGCAGACATGGTCAGCAAAAGCAATGGCGGAGCCTTTCAAGGCAACGTGGACTTCGGTGCAGGGATAGATGTAACAGGCAATATCACAGTCACAGGCACAGTCGATGGCCGTGATATAGCAACAGATGGCACAAAGCTCGATGGCATTGAAGCCAGCGCA